AGATTCTTTAGGGTCTTGGTCTTTCGCATGAGTAAGTGCTTCTTCTTTCCAACTCATGCTATAAACGTACCAATCGAAGGAAACTCTGTTCTAGTACATTGTCTTTTAGGAGCACGAATACCAGCAAGATCAAATACTGCTGCTAATTCAAATTGTACAATTTCTCTATTCTCTGTTGATTTTCTATCAATCTTATATATTTCTTGAGGAAACTCTGCGGTAGGATCTGGTGTTCCAAGTGGATTAGTATTACCAGCAAAATTAGCTCCATCAAGATAACGTGCCAAAGTTCTAATTCTTGTCACAGTAGCTCCTGTTAAATCATTACCTGTTGTTATTGAATTTACATTTAGCAAAATAGCAGTAATAGTTCCAAGAGCATTACTGATAGTCAAAGTAGGTCTGGGAAGTTGACCTTTTTGAAAAGCAAAACCTTCTGCTTGTATCGGCATTTTTATGTAAGTATTACCAGCCCAAATAATATCTCCGTTACTTAGTGCATTTGTTCCGTTATGAAATCTATAAGTAGCTGCTGATCCATGTAATGCAGCATCAGTTGTAATACTGAATAATTCAATTATTGCTGAAGGATTAATCTTTTGTAGATCAGTAATAATAGGAGCAGTACTCATGGTTCAAATACTTCTCTAAATGTTGTTTGAATGGTAGCTCTATTGTTATATGGTATTGATTTTGACCATGCTTCGCAAACAAATTTTTGTGCAGTAGCTTCTCCAGGTGCAGTAAAATCAAAGCTGGCACTGTCGTTTGCACGGGCATCAAGGAAGGTTTCTATTTCGTCTGCTTCGACTTCAGAGACATTAAAAGTGAAATTATAAACTTTAGGATTCTGATGTTCTGCCAATCCAAATAATATTCTATGTTCAAATCCATCAGCAAAACGAATTGTTCTGGTATTTGGTGCGGATCTTTTTTGTTGTCCGTATGTAGGTTTTATTGAAGGAAAAGTAGCCATTATGCAAGCATACCTCCTGGTCGTTTTTGTTTAATTAATTCTGATTGTATAGCAACTGAAATCATACGACCAAGTTCTCTACCTTGTTCTTCATCTCCTTCAACAGAAGAACCAGAAGCATCTACGTTTACTACGATATTTGTTGAACCACCAAGCATTTCATTCGGTGTAATCATTCCTGATACACCTGGACTAAATAACTCAGGCCCACGTTCTCCGACAATGTAACTATTACCACCTTTTACTGGTCCACCATTCGCTTTAAAACTAGCCATTGTAACTTCACCTGGTGTTGCTGCGGTAAGACCAGAATTTGATAAAAGATCATTACCTCCAGAAGTAAACATATTGCCAAATAAACCTAAAAATCCTCTTGATATTTGTGCAGCCATCATTTGTGCAGCCATATCTAAAAAATGATCTGCTATACGCATAAACATATTTCTAAAGGCATCTTGAACACTCATTGTTCCTTTAATTATTCCTTTAAATGATTCCGAGAAAGAACTTTCTATAGTTTTACTAAGTTCTACTATTTGTTTTTGTGTATCCATTAAGGCTTCTAATCTTTTATCAACATCAATGATCGCAGCAGCTACAGGATTAGCTAATATTTCTGCATTTCTTAGCCTTTGTTCTGCTAACTCTTTTTCCGCTATTGCAAGATCTCTTACATGAGTAAGTTCTTCTAATTTTTTAGCACTTAAACCTTCTACAATATTTTCTTCTGCTTTTCTAAGTTTTTCTATTGCTTGACTTAAATTTAATTCTTCTTTTAAAACATTTAAATCTTCCGAACTCATTCTTAAAGATTTTTCTTCTAACATAGTTTTTTCTTTTATAGACTCTATTTCAAAATTTCTTATTTCTCTTATTTTTCTTTCGGCTTCTTTTAATGCTGCATCTTGATCTAATCTAAATTGTGCACCCTCTGGATCAACAACTTCATCTAAAATTTTTCTAATTGCTGCTTTAAACTCTGGTGAATTAACAACATTTTCTGGAATTCTGTCATTTATTAAATCTTCCCCACTAAAACCAGTCGCTTCTTTAAAGGCTTTATCAAATTTTGCTCTTGGTTTGAATCTACTAGATGCTGGTCCATCTGTTATAAACTGTTTTACCTGGTCAAATTCAGCAACAGGAGTTACTCCTAATACTCTATTTATACCTTCAATAAATTTAGCTAATGGTCCAGCTACTAATATAGTTAATGCTGTTCCTAATGTATTAAGTTGATTTTGAAATTCAATAAACTCTTTTCCAACATCATCAATATTTGAAACACCTTTACCAAATCTTTGATTAAATGCATCTAAAGCTAAAGATGCTGCTGGCCCTTCTTGACCCAAATCTTTTAAAGTTTGTACAGTATCTGAAAAAGGTGTATTTGATCTTCCCAGAGATTGAACTAATAATTCAAGATTTTCTGTTGGTTTACGAAGAGCATCTCCTAAAGCTCTTGCTTTTTGTGCTAAAACATCAAATTGTTTACCTAATTGTGTACCAACAATAGAAAGACCAAATCCTAGTCCACCACCTAAAAATCCACCAGCAACACCACCGATACCACCACCAACAGATGCACCTATACCTTGACCAAATAACAGAGGGAAACCTCCACCAATTAAACCACTACTAAGAGCATTTCTCCTTCTACTAGCAAATCCACCAGGCTCAAAAAACATTCCACCTTGTTGAAATTGTCTATTTCTTCCTAAAGTTCTATTAAAGAAACCTTCTCCTGCTAATAGGGGTGGTGCAGGTTGTGGACCTATCGGTGCATTATACATAGTACTAGGAACAACAGCAGTTTTTAACTCTTTTTCCATCTCCCTTATTCTTAAAGTAACTTGTTTAAATCTGTCACTTGTTCTATCTAATCTTGCTTCAAGATCTCTTAAGAATCCTAGATATTCATTTATAGCTTTTCTAGTTTGTGTTGGTTTAAAGGACATTAAATCTTCAAAACTAGTTCCTTGTGCCATTGGAATAGCACCACCTAAATTACCTGCTGTAATAGCAGCTTTCCTACTAAACTCTTTTAACTCTTTAAATCTTGCAGTAAAATCTGCTTTCTGAATGCCTTGAGTTAAAACATTATATTCTCCACTAAATAGCTTTACATTTGCTCTTGCATCTCGTAATGCACGAGAAAATGTTCTTATTTCACCAGCATTATTATTTATTTGTTTTGTATTATTTACAAATGCATTATTAGTTATAATTACTTCATTTCTTAAAGCTGCTACTTTATCTTTGAACTTTCGCATAAGTTCAGCAGATCCACCTTTAATTCCAGGTATTATTTCTTGTGACTTAATAGATTTGGCTGTATTTTCTACTTCTTTTAATTGTGTTTGTAATCTTTTTAACTGTTGCGTCTGCGTTCTGACATTAATATTAATTCCGTACTCTGCTGCCATTTACTCGACCCAATAAATTACTTCTATCTTACCGCCTTCTGGGTTTCATGGCTTGTTTTTTTTGCACTTGTTCTTTATATTTTTCTTCTTCTTCATTTTTTAACTCAAAAAATGCAACCCAAGATATTAATTCTTCTCTTGATAAATTCTCTGTAAGTTGTTTTAATGTCATTCCTAACTCTTTAGCTAAAAAAAACATTAAATACCATTCTCTATTAGCTTTTTAATGCTGCTTTCGCTTCCTCCACTTTTAATTCATCTCCTGATGTCATCATTGCCATTTGTATATTTTGCAAAGTAGTTGCATTTACTTCTCTTCTTAGTGATGCTTTATGACCATCTTGAAATAGTCTTTTGCCATTTTCATCTAATGCTTTTTCAATCATGAGATTCAAAGCAAACTCATTACCATCATCTCCTTTTGATTTTGCAACTATTGATTCTCTTTCTGCAATAGTTAATGGATGCCAATAAATTTCTAAAACTATTTCTTCTCCATCTTTTACTTCATATTTATATTTTTGGCTTACACCAAACTTGTTTCTGAGGAGTTCAATCGCTTCCATAGTATTCTAATATAATATTTATATTATACTTATATTAGGCATTTGCTGTAAATTGACAAGAAATAATTCCTATAAAATGACTTCTATCCTCTATTTGTAACATAGT